GCTGAGAGCACGATGACCTTCAAGGGCTACGGCGCCGTGTTCGGCAACGTAGATGCCTATGGGGACGTTATCTCGCCAGGTGCATTCGCCGACACGCTGGCCGCATCCCATAAAACTGGCCAATGGCCGGCGCTGCTGTTGCAGCACGGTGGCTGGGGAATGGGCTCTGAAGATATGACGCCAATCGGCATCTGGACCGAGTTGTCAGAGGACGGGCACGGGCTGAAGGTCGAAGGCAAGTTGGCCGACACACCGCGCGGCCGAGAGGCGTACGCACTGTTGAAGATGGATCCGCGCCCGGCGATCAATGGGCTTTCCATCGGCTACATCGCCAAGGAATTTTCGCAGCGCAGTAAGCCCGAGGAGCCGCGCCGCACTCTTAAGAAGGTCGACCTGCACGAGGTCAGCCTTGTGACGTTCCCCGCCAACGGCAAGGCCCGCATTACGGGCGTTAAGTCGTTCGGCGACAACGAGCGCGACATCGAGCGCTGGCTCACGCAAGACGCTGGGTTCAGCCGCCGCGAGGCGCGTATCGCAATCAACCAGGGCTTCAAGGCACTGCTAGGCATGCAAGACGCTGCCGGCGAGTTGGCCGAACTGGCAGAAGCACTGAGGCGCCGCGCTGTCTTCTGACAGGCCGCCGCAACGTCCAACACCAACAAGCCGCCTTCGGGCGGCTTTTGCATTTCTGAAAGGTCCAACATGGACATGACCGAACTGAAATCCATCATCGAGGCTCAAGGCCGGGCCTTCGAAGAGTTCAAGACCACCAATGACGCGCTGATCAAAGCCAAGGCCGAAGGCAAGGCGGTCGGAGACCTGGAGGCCAAGCTCGCCAAGCTGGACGGCGACATGTCCAACATGTCTGAACTGAAGTCGCAATTCGACGCGCTTGCCGCCAAGGTAAACCGCCCGAACCTTGGTAATGAGTCGCAGGACACCGCCAAGGAAGTCAAGGCGTTCAACCAGATGCGCAAAGCCGCCGCTGGCCAAGGCTCCACGGTCGCCGACATCGGTGAAGACCAGTACAAGGCGTACAAGGGCGCCTTTTGGGAGTATCAGCGCAAGGGCAATATCGACTGGCTGAGCGCAGACGAGCGCAAGGCGATGTCGGTTGGCACTGATAGCGATGGCGGCTATCTCGTGCCGGCGCCGACCACTGGGCGCATCGTGTCGAAGGTCTACGACCTTTCCCCGATCCGACAGATTGCGAATGTCATGAGCATCTCCACGGATGCGCTCGAAGGCATCAATGACCTAGACGAGGCGGCCTATGGCTGGGTAGGTGAGACGGCCACTCGCTCCGACACGAACACGCCCACGGTCGGAAAGTACCGCATTGAGGCGCACGAGATGTACGCCCAGCCGAAGGCTACGCAAAAGCTTCTGGACGACGCCGCCGTGGACATCGAGTCATGGCTGGCAATGAAGGTTGCCGACAAGTTTGCGCGCGCTGAGGGCGAAGCATTCGTGACTGGCAACGGCGTTGGGCGTCCGCGCGGCATCGCCGCGTACACCACGGCGGCAACGGCTGACGCAACGCGCGCGTGGGGCCAACTGGAGCACGTCAAGACAGGTGCAAACGGGGCGTTCCACACCACGCAGGCCGATCCACTGTTCGACCTGATCGGAGCATTCAAGCAAGCGTACTTGCAGAACGCGCGCTGGGTTACGCGTCGCGAGGTGATCGCTGCGATACGCAAGTTCAAAACGACGACCACGCTGGAGTACATCTGGCAACCGGGCCTGCAAGCCGGCCAGCCTGACAGGTTGCTTGGGTATCCGATCACGATTGCCCAGGACATGCCGACGCTTGCGGCCGACTCTCTGTCAATGGCGCTTGGCGACTTCTCCGAGGGGTATCAGATCGTCGACCGGGTAGGCATGCGCACGCTGCGCGACCCGTTCACGGACAAGCCCTACGTGAAGTTCTACACCACGAAGCGCACGGGTGGTGGTGTCGTGAACTTCGAGGCAATCAAGTTCATCAAGTTCGCTGCCTGATAAGCGAAAGGAATCGACCCATGGACATCAACAAAGACCTCCACAGCAACGTCAAGCAGATGCTGGCGCTGTCGCCCGTTGCGCTGGGCGCTACTGGCGCATCGGCCGGCAAGATCATCGACCGCCAGGGCTATGGCGGCGTCCAGTTTCTCGTTGGCTATGGCGCAGTTACAACGACGGGCTCGGTCGTCACGGCTCTCCTGAAAGAGGGTGATGTGACCGGCACCCTCACCAGCGTGGCGGATGCCGACCTGCTTGGCACCGAGGCGCTGGCAGGTCTCGCTGCGGCAGCGACGCGCACCTCTGGTGTGGCTCAGCAAGTCGTCAAGCGCCTGGGATACAAGGGCACAAAGCGCTATGTGCAGCTGACGCTCACGAACACCGGGACGACCTCAGCTGGCCTCATGTGGGCTGACGCGATTCTGTTCAACCCAAGCGTCGCTCCGGTCTCTAACCCGTGACCTCGAAAGAGCGACAGCCGCCGGTTATCCAGCCGACGGCAGCGCCGGCCGCCCCCAGGCACGTTGCGATCCTCGGTCTTGGGCCGAGCGTCAACGCGTACCTGGAGCTAACAAAGCGCATGGGCGGCCGGCGCGCGTTCTGCGACGAGACCTGGGCTATCAACGCCCTGGGCGGCGTGTTCGAGGCGGATCGCATCTTCCACATGGATGATGTGAGGATCCAGGAAGTACGCGCCGCCGCTGCGCCGCAGAGCAACATCGCGGCGATGCTGAAATGGCTCAAGGTGCACCCGGGCCCGGTCGTCACAAGTCGTGCGCACCCAGACTATCCCGGGCTCGTCGAGTTCCCTCTAGGCGAGGTGGTTGCTGCGTTCCCGCACGGCTACTTCAACAGCACGGCGGCCTATGCGGTTGCCTATGCGATCCACATCGGGGTGCAGAAGATCACCTTGTTCGGCATCGACTTCACCTATCCAGACGCGCACAGCGCCGAGAAGGGCCGCGCATGCGTCGAGTTCTGGCTCGGCATCGCCGCGGCGCGCGGCATGGAAATCGCCATGCCGAAGATCACGAGCCTGATGGATGCGTTGGTGCCGCAGCAGGAGCGGTACTACGGCTACGACACGCTCGACATCGACATCACACGCGATGCGTCAGGCGTTGTGTGCGTTGAGCTGACACCGCATGACCGCCTGCCGACCGCCGAAGAAGTAGAGACGCGGTACGACCACAACAAGCACCCGAACGCCCTCGTGATCGACTAGATGTCGATTCACGTTCGCCAACAAGGCGTCCTTCGTGGGCGCCTTTTCTTTTGCCTGAAAGGGCGCGATCACCATGGCAGCCTACACAAAATTTCAGCCCTTCGTGGAGAAGCTCTGCGAGAAGGCACACAACCTCGGCAGCGATCAGCTTGTGGTAGCCCTGTGCGCCGCGGCCAACGCGCCCGTTGCGACGAATGGCGTTCTCGCTGACTTGACGCAGATCAGCTACACAAACCTGTCCAGCCGCAACATCACGACCTCGTCGAGCTCGCAGAGCAGTGGCACCTACAGCCTTGTGCTCAGTGACCTGGTGCTGACGGCGTCTGGCGGCTCCGTGGCGACGTTTCGGTACATCGTGATCTACAACGACACCGCGACGAACGACGAGTTGATTGCGTTCTACGACTACGGATCAAACGTCACGCTGGCCGACACCGAGACGTTCACCATCGACTTCGGTGCGAACCTGTTCACACTCGCGTAGTGAGTCGTGGCAACCACGCGCCTGATACACCGGACATCGCCGCCTCTTGGGGCGTTCCCGCTGTCCTCTACAGCGGACGGGCGCGGGCTGCAACGGCCTGATGGCACGCGCGTAGTGATCGTCGGCAGCACCGATTGGCAGGCCATCGGCAATCTGACATTGGCCCAGATGGACACGCTGCTGGAGACGCGCGCGGCACAGGGGTTCAATGCGAGCCTCATCGAGGCCCCGGCCTGGCACTTCAGCACTGAGACACCGCGGTACAACGATGTTGATGGCAATGCGCCATTCACCAGCACGAGCTACAGCGCGGCCAGCTTCGTCCTGGTGGATGCGTACTGGGATCGCGTCGACTACTACGTCGCGAAAGCCAAGGCGCTGGACATGGCGGTGCTGATGTCCGTCACGTACCTCGGCTTCGGTGGCGGCGCGGGTGTTGAGGGCGACCAGGGCATTGACGCGCTGGTGGACGGCGCGACGGATCAGGTGCTGTACGACTACGGTGTGGCGCTCGGGCAGCGGTACACGCAGGGAAACATCGTGTGGGTGCACGGCGGCGACTTCGATGCGCCCAACCCGGAGAAGTGCTGGAAGACCGCAGAGGGCATCATCAGCGTGCGTCCCAACGACCTGCACACGTTCCACGGCGCGCGCGGCACCGAGGGCTACACGCATCTCAACGGCCGAACGGATTGGACCGGCTCCAGGCGCCTGAACACGACGTACAGCGGGATGCCCGACAACGACGAGGTGACCAAGGCTGCGACAGCCTATGCGCGTAGCGGGCCGATCCCGTTCATTCACGTCGAGGGGTGGTACGAGCTCGACGGCAACCTGACTGACACAGGGCTACGCCGGCAGGCTTACGCCTCGTGGTTGAGCGGCGCCTGCGGCCACATGTACGGGCACAACAACGTGTGGGGGTTCGGCGGCTACGGCAGCAGCTCGGCGCAGGACTCCATCGACAACTACCTGCAAGCCACCGTTGCAAACGACATGCAGCATTTCGCGGCGCTGACGCAGGCGTACCCACGCACGCTGGTGCCCAAGACTGACACCAGCCTCATCACGACCGCGCAGGGCAGTGGGGCGACCAAGATCGTCGGGGCCCTGGCCGATGACAGCAGCTATGCGCTGGTCTGGACGCCCACGCAGAATTTCACCATCGACCGCAGTGCCTTGGCGCCCAGCAGCCTGCGCCTTCGCTGGTTCAACCCGACCGATGGCACCTATGCGGCAATAGGTACGTCGCCGAACACCGGGACGGAGGCCCTTACCGCGCCGGGTGAGCGCGTCCTCGTAGTGGATGCCGCGTAATGGCCGCCGCACTCACTGGCACTCCTGTAGCGGTCAACTGGGCCGCGGGCATAGACCCTGCCGGGCAGAGCATCACGATCCCGTCCGATGCGACGGCGGTCTACATGATGTGGGCCTACGACGGGGTGGACGCCAATGGGCACGGTCTGGCGTCGGCGACCCTCGCTGGTAATTCGCCGAGCCAGACGTTCGAGCTGCCGACCGCCACCGGATTCAATCCGGCGACTGGCGCGGTGGCCTGGTACAACCCGCCGACCGG